TGAATTTGTTGTTTTTCTAGTATTTAATCCCCAGTTGCCAACAAAGAAATAACCGTTTTTATTTCCAAGTGCTCCTCTTCTTGGTGCTGCAGATCCTAGTGCTCCTTCAACATAATCATGGGCATCCTCTGCGTCAGTTCTATGACTTCTTCCAAGCCTTATTTGTGGAGAAAGGCTTGCTAGATCATCAGCTGATTTTGCTTTCTTTCTTCTAAACAAGCTCTTTAATGAATCAAATCTTCCATAGTTGTGCTTTCCAGAAACAATTGGTCCTCCTAAAATTCCGCCTGCATTTCTAAACTGAATTCTTTGTCCGCTATTTGCTGCCTCTAATATAGGCAACATCTCTTGTGTTTGTTCTGGTGTAAATACTGTCTCATATGGAGTCAGCATTGCATCAATCATTCCACCACGATTATATGGCTTACTCTTTTTTGCATATTCAACTAGCTGTGGATTATTTCTTGTTGCATCTTGATTTAATACAAATCCACCAACTGGTATTTTTGCCATTGTGTTGTCATAGTTTACACTCTTATCACCAGGTACAACTGGTCCGTCGTTTAATGTATATACATATCCTCCATCATTAAATCCTCTAAGTGGACCTCTCTTTGGAAGAATAATTCTTGGCTTAGTTGTTTCTATGCTGTATCCGCCTCCAGAAGTTCTAACACCTAATCCTTCTGCTACCTTATCGACAAGAGCTGCTGTCTCTGGCTTATGGAACATTTCTTTCATGTTGGACTTGCCAGTTACTGGATCAACCACTGGCTGGCTAGTAAATGGTACTGTGGTTAGATTTATTCCTCTTCCCATACCAGCGGCAACCTGTGCAGCTGTCTCTGCCATCATAACTTCAATAGTTGCATTTAATGAAATAATTTTTGCTCTTGCTTGATCTACAGTAATTACACCTTGCTGTAGCTGTCTTACAATCATGGCTCCTTCATCTGCAGCCAATTGTGTGAGCTGTTGCATCTGTGGAAGCATTGCTTGGTATACTGAAGATAACTCATGTGTAACTGTGCCAGTTGCTGCTACTTCGGTCTTTAATAATGAAAGCTCTGCTTGTGACTGTGTAGCAATTGCTGCTGTCATAGCATGCCATTTAGCAGCTTCTGCAGCTACGATTCCCGTAGAAACTCCACTTATAGATGTTACGCCAGGAACTCTTGGAAGATCCTGATCCATATACATCTGTGGGTTGTTGCTTACTCTAACATTTACTGGACCTGGGTTTGGAACAACGCCAAATATGGTTCCTGGCTGCTGTATAGCTGCAGGTATGGTGTGTGCAAATTGTCTGCTATAAGGAGCACCTATAAACTTGCTATCTTTATCTGCCATTCTTTCTGCATTTGCTGCAACGCCTGTTGGAGACAATACTGTTGCTCCACCCATTGTACTTATACTTGAGCTTGTTGCAACTGCTGAATTTAATGCGCTTGCTTTCAATCTATCAAATGACGCTGCAAGATTATTAACTGCTGTCTCTAATGCTATTGCAGCTTGTGCATCACTAAAGAATGATTTTTCTACAACCTTACCAGCTTCTGCTGCTGCCATCATTTCAGGTGTTAATAATTTAAATCCTGAGCCACCCTTAAATAATTGCTTTAGATGGAATACTCCCTTGATAATATATCCAAGGAAGTTTCCAAGCACACCAGTAAGCATGATAAGTGGTCCTGCAAATGCTGTTAGTCCACCAAGGAATGTCAGTAATGACTTGATTGGTCCTGGTAGATTTTCTACAAACTTAATTATTCCGCTGATTGTTTTTAATACAAATGTGCTTATCTTTAAGAACTGATCACCGACGCCTGCAAGTTCTGCCTTAATTGTTTCAAGTGCTCTTTTGTATTGTCCAGATGCAGACTCTGTCATAGCCTTTAATTCTCGGTCTGCTATACTTGCTAGCTCTTCTGTGCTTGCTTTCATCAAATCTAATACTTGTAAAGTTTGTGAGCCCTCTTTTCCAAGGTTATTAAATAAAGCTCCCATACGAGCAAACTGGAATTTTCCAAAAAGTTGCTCAATTGCCTGAGCTTTTTGTAACGGATCTAGCTTATCTAATGATGCTTGTAGTGCTAATATTGTTGCAGTTACATCTCCAGCATTACTCTTTACAATTGATCCAAGATCAATTCCAAATCCCATAAACATTTCTTTTGCAACTTTAGTTGGGTTAATAAGTGATGCAAGAGATGACTTAATGGCATTAGCACCTTCTGATGCATTTACTCCGCCTTCTTTCATTGCAGTTAAATAAAGAGCAAGATCTTGAACGTTTCCACCAAGAGATTCAATTACTGGTCCTGCTTTTGGAATTGCTTCAACTAAATCCGCAAGAGATGTTGAGGTCTGGTTTTCAACTGCGTTAAGGAAGTTAATTGATTGTGCTAACTCATCATTGCTTTGTTTAAATGCATTTTGAATAGCAAGAGTTGCTTTCATTGCATCTTGTCTATCTACTTCACCAAGGATAGAAAGTCTTGTTGTTTCTTGCGTTGATACAAGCAGGTCATTTCCTTGCTTGCCAGTTGCTGCAATATCCGCTGCTAATGCGATTGTTTCTTTATATGATGCACCATAGATAGACGCTAATTCTTTTGCTGTCTCCTCGACATCTTTTCTAACTTGCTTTAGTTCTGCAGAAGATGTTTCTGCTAAACCACCGTAAACCTTTGTAAGTCTAACTAGCTGCTGGTCTGCTTCTAGGAATGCTTTTTGTGCTGCCGCACCAAATGCCATCATTGGAACTGTTAATCCAACTGTTAACTGGCGTCCTGCCCACTGTGTATTTTTACCCCAGTTGATAAGCTGGTTGGATCCATCAAGCATCACCTTGTTAAGAATTGATGCCTCTTGTCTTAATAAAGCAGTTCTATTTTTTAAAAGATCTAGTCCATTAGCTACGTGGACATTGTATTGCATTTGCCCCTGGGCATTTCTTCCCAGGGGTTGCAATACAGCTTGTTCCATTAATACTTGCTGCTTAGCAAGATCTTTAATTAATGTACTTGTTTTTCTTGTGTGTCCTTGCCAGACTCCAAAGTACTCGCCAAGTTTCATTCGGCCAGTATCTAGCCTCTTTCCAAACTTTTGTACATCAGATTCAAGTGTTACAAAGTGTGAAGAAAATTGTCCAGTTGCTCGCATTGTTTCGGCAAATGAACGATTCATTCTGCCTACTTCATTAGATAGGTTTCTATCTAATCCAATGGTTGTAGCTTGAAGTTTAACTAACTCGGCGGTTACGGCTCTTAACTGCGCTGTTAAACTTGAAAAGTTTGCCGTCGCAGTTATGTTCGTATTAATATTTTGTTCAGCCAAGTAATTTACTCCTTTGAGTATCCTAATCCTGCTCCAACACCAAAGCCAGCTTCTGCTGCAAATGGGCCTTGTAATGAAACCACATCATCTCCTGATGCTTCTATTCCAAGTGCCCTTCTTTGTATGTCTTCAAAGGTAGGACCTTTGTTTTCTTCTTCTTCACCATCTAACTCAATGCCTTGAATTGCTGCTAAGAACTTTCTTTTTTCTGACTCACTTTTCTGCATTGACTTAAATGTTTGAACAAGTTCTGGCATTGAGAGGCTTTCTTCTAGCTCTTCGTAATTTTTCCAATTACCTAAAAGAAAAACTTCTCCTAATAAAGCGGCTAAATCTAGTTCTGCCCAGCCAGAACCGCTGCCGCTAGAAGGTTTGGGTCGTCCATCTTGATTCCACCACATACTTCTAGGATGCGGTTAATTGTTGGAACATCTAGAACATCTTCAAAAGCATCTACATCTTTTACCAAGTCTGGTAACTGCTTTTCTAGTGCTACTGCACATGCTTCAATAAGGATTGTTAATGTTTCGTCTTCTGTAGTTACGTCTGCTGTCTTTTGGATAACAACCATAAACTTTCTAAGCTCTTTAATTGTTAAAGGCTTTAGCTTTACGGTTACGCCATTTTGTAGAGTAATTTCTTCTACGCTATATACTGTTGTTGCCAATTTGAATCCTCCTAGGATCTAGTCTTAATTATTGTATCATATAGATTTTATCAGCACAAATAGAAAATCCCCCCATTTCTGGGGGGACTGACTATAATTAAATTAATTAATTAGTTCTTTGTAACACGGTCAATGATCTTGCCGTATTCTGATCCTGCGTAATTACCGTCTGGAAGCAAACGGAATGTTACTGGGAATGTTGTTGCTGCGTTACGAGCAAGTGAGAATTGTGACTGCTGTACAGACAATACTCTACGTGCGTAGTATACACGCTCTGTGTTTGGTGTTACTTCAGTTGGAGCCTGTCCAATTGCAAATAGCTGACGCTCTGTTGGAGCAACTCCAAGAGCACCTGCCTCAAGGCCAAGAACTTCGTCAACGTTATCGTTTGCAGATGCTCCCTTTGAGAGTGTGCCTGACTTTGTTGATGACGCCTGACCAAATACGGCCATAACGTTCTCTAGTGTACCTTCTGCTAATTCTGTTGCAATCATAACTTCCATTGACTCCTTGAATAGCTTTGCTGTATCAAGAAGCTGATCTACTGTTACTGAACCGTATGATGGGTTGTAAGTAATCTGAAGACCGTTGTTTGTGAAACCTACGTTACGAACTGCTGATGATGCATCTAGTGCAACTGCAGCCTTTGCTCCCTTTGTGAAAGCAACTGTTCCCTTGTCTAACATGTTTTCTACGTATGCTGCATCAGTTGAATCTTTTGTTGAAAGATAAAGTGGTGATGCACCGACTAGAATATTTTTGGCGTTTAGTGCCATTTTACTACCTCCTATTAAATAAATATATATATTGATTTATAAAAATCAAAAGTGCTGGCTAGGCTCTTTTCCTCTAGGACAATTCTAGAGTATAATGCCCCCAAATGCAACCTAAATAAATCTTCCGCCTGGGCCTGTGACTCTTGAATATTTGACCTCTATTATAATATCTGCTGAAAAGAACCCCTGTATCTCTTCTGAAGGGGCCGTGGCTGAGGCTTCCAGGATCATAGTATTATGGAATATCAAATTAGACTCTGAGCTAAATTCATTTACATCTCTGGCCGAATCATCCATTCTTCTAAATACATCTAGCATCAGGTTTCTGATCTCATTTATATCTGCCACGTCAATTGCATATATTGTAAATATAATCTTTTCGCAAGACAATAGCCATATGTCTTCATACGTTAGGCCTATCTTATCGTAGACTATATGCTTTTTCCCGCTTAAAAATTGATTAAGTTCTGGCTGTTGCTGTACTGGAATAATAGGTATTATTTCTTGGCCAAGGTTATCGCTGTAATAATCATTAGCATCAAACACGCCAGATTCAGTCAGCTCTTTCCATAGGTATTTTCTTATTTCGTATATTGAGTCTACTTTATATTTTGTCATAGTACCCCTCCAAATGATTGTGTTAATGCCATATCTGCCTGCCGCCTTACATTGTTTGGAGAGAAAGAATATTGAACTTTTTTAATATTAAGTGGTACTGCCAAGGCTCTTGTAATCTTAGATCCAAATATTTGCTGAAAGCCAGAATTCTTAATTGATTCATTAACAAGCTGTCCGCTAAAGAATATACTATAGGCAAGTTTGAACTGGTTTGTAGAAGCCCTTCCTCCAGGGCTCTTGACGGTCACTGAGGCCCCTTTAGGCATAAAGACTACTTCACCATCAATCTCAAAGACAAGCCTTTCAGCGGTCCTTGGACGGATTATTACGGGCATACCTTCTTCCATAACAGAAGCCTTATTTTCAAATATATATTTCTTCTTTTGTTTTACATTCTTTGATGGAACAGAAGTCTTAGATAATTTAAAATCAAAATCTATTTTAAAAGAAAGTCCTGTTGTATCAATTGTTCTTAATTTAAAAAGTCTTGCTGCTGGCTTTCCTGCTTTACCCCATTCATAAACATGGTGAAATGCTTTTGGCTTTGTTCTAGACAATGCGTCTATGTATTGCCCAAAGTCTTTATCTATTTGCTTAAATAATGTATGTTTAAACAAAGCTTTAAATGCCTCATTTGCTTCTAGCTCCGCCATTACGTTTGCTTGGTAATATAAGAATGCAGATATCTGTGCGACATTGCTATCTCTAATTGCTCCTTTTGTTGGGGTGCCAACCATAAGTCTTTCTAAACCGCTGGCTGCTTGTAATAGCGCTACATTATTAGATGCCAATTTGCTGATTCTCCGACCTTGATAATGTAGTGTTATATCCAACCACATTTCCAAATGGATCAGTAATTGGAGTTGAGCCAACAACCTCAAAAACTGTTGGGGTTTCTGTTGGAAAATCTATTTCTGTCCAGATTGATTTGTTTTTTGCATCACGAATATTAGTAACCTTTTCTCTGTAGGTTATTCTTTCTGACGTTCTAACCTGGATCATTTGCTGGTTTGTGTATTTGTTTCCAAATACCTGTCTATCATTTGTGCTACTTGATGATGAGTTGCTAATGATTCCTTTTGCGTGGCAATCTAATGTTTTATAAAAATTCCAAGATTTTAGTATTGCCCCAGTGTTTGGGTCTTGTGAATCAGACTGTCTGTATAGATCCAATCTCATTACCAGTATTGAGTCTATAAGGTCTAACATTATATAACAACCATGCTGCTTATGACATATGGGTAGAGTAACTGATCTGCATAGGCATTACCAGTTCCTCTGTAAGCATCTGACGCATATTCAAACTGCCAGTCAAATGTCTTAATATTCTTTAGGTACTTATTTGTCCAGACTCTATCCTTAGAGAAGTAGTCTCCTATTAGTTGGATGGCTGCCTGCTCAACATTATCTGGTACTTCCGCCCAGCCAAATTTTCCTTGAACACGATACTTAACGTCTTTCTGGAAAGCCCCGTGATATGTGTCATTAATTGATGGCGGGATTAATCCATTTGCACTGTATGTTATGTTGTCAAGAGTATTAGTTCTATCTATTCTTAATCCAAAGCCTGTCTCAGAAATTATTGGATTGAATACCCAATTTGTTTCTTCATTTATATTGTCTATAAGCTTTATATCATTTCCATATAGCTCATGCAATGCATTAATTTTAAATGGCAATGGCAAAACATCAGAACCTGATCCGTATATAGATTCAGTGCTATCGTACAAATAGAATCTTTGTCCTGTATAGCTTTCAATTACTTTACGGGCAAATTTTTCTGCCATAACTAATTCATGATAGCTTTTATACATTGGGTCAGATGGATCTGTTCCAAGACCAAGGTCCTCAATAACTTCAGCAAGAGAAGCATATGGTGTTACAACATTAACAAATGTTTCATGCTGTATGTTGGTTGAATTCATCTGATACTTCCAGACAAGCTTTAGACTCTTGTCTCTATTTGTTATTGAGTACGGAATATTAATTTGATATGATCCATAATCAACCTCAGACTTTGACGCCAAGATATTTGTAAGTATTGGTGTCGCTGGATTAATGGATGGCAAAATTCCTGGGTCTTCAGTTATGTCATATATGTCTACACGTACATCACCTTCGGCATCAACAATAGCGCCACCCCAAAAAATTTTAGTAGACGCTGGTGCGTTGCTGTTCTTATATACTTCTGCCATATATAACGTTTCGTTTAGTTATAGAAGTCTTGAACTTCCTTTGGTGTGGCTAAACGAAAACCCTCCTCTGTATCAAAGATTTTTTGAGCATCTTCTTCAGACATTGCTACGAATGGATGATCATTTGTAAATGTGTACCCATGAATATCGTATCTAAAGTTTGCTCTTGTCATACGGACCAATACTGAATCCTCTGTCTGTGCTTTTGGATCAAACTTTGGTAAAATTTCAATTTCTTCTGCTGCCTCTTCTAGTGTCTGCAATGTCTTTGCATATACTGAATAGGTAACTCCTTCTTCTGCAAGTGCAGCTATGATATCCTTTTTATTTTTAAGGCCATCTGTGTCTACCGCAAAATCTTCGGCTATTGTTTTTAATTCGGCTACTTTTAATGTGTCAAACGACATATTTATTTCTCCTTCTTGTAGGTCATTTAATTATAGCATTAGTCAATTAAAATGAAAAGCCCCCAAAATTAATTGGGGGCCTTTCTGTGGTTTAATTCTTAAATTAATTAAGAAGCAACCTTAACGTTCTTTACAACAACCCAAGCGTCTGCCTGCTCGATTTGAACGCCAACACGAGTATACATTGTGTACTCGATTGAGTCCTTACGTGGCCAGAAGAATCGGTAAACTGTAACGTCACGCTTGATACCAATAACTACGTTATTTGGGAATGTCAAGTGGATGTCACCGTGTGAACCTGATGCTCCTGAGTATGAGCCTGTCTGAACTTCTGGAAGAAGTGGAACTTCAACGATTGGAATACCAAATGCGTATGGAGCTACATATCCTGCAGGACCAGAAACTGGTGCAACCTCACCACGGATGATGCCTGAAGCAATATCTTGTGGGTTAACGTTCTGGATGTTCTGTGATGTTGAGTATAAGTAATCCTGGATCAAGTTTGAACCTGATAGGAAGCGGAGGTCTGTACGACGCTGCTTGTACTTACGTGGAAGAGCCTTAAGAGCTGAGTTGAACACTGCACGAGAAATTCCCGCACCAGCTGCATCAACAACGTGACCGTTAGCCTTTGCCTTCTTAACTACACCGTCAAATGACTTATAAAGTGCATCTGATGATAGTGCTGTATCGCCATTTAGAAGAAGATCTTCAATGTCGTTACCAGCTTGTGTTGCCATCATTCTGGCAATGTGATCTTCGAGATCAGCACCTTCAATGTTGTCTTCTAGTGACTCAGTTGAAAGCTCCCAATCTAAACGAAGCTTCTTTGTTGTTAGAGAGATCTTTGAGAATGTCACTGGTGCGTTAACGCCTGTGTTCTCTGCTTCAGTTGCAAGCTTAACAAGCTTCTCACCAACTGACATGCGGTCAATCTCTGTTGTATCAGACTTCATTCGGACCGTACGTGCAACCTTACCAATTACGGTAGCGTCGAACATATAATCTAAAAATCTTGCTGACTGCTCTGGGTTTAGAACACCACCGTTGCCATTTTCTGACGCAACGTGATCTCCTGAACCACCTGTTGCAGATGCGAAGGTACCGTTAGCGGACTGTGGTCCACCAGCGATTGTTGTACCTGCTGCTGCTGCCTTTTCTAATAATTCATTACTCATTTATTTCACCTACCTTTTTAGTTAAAGATTTCATTTACGGAACCGAGGAAAGAACCGTTCCATTTTGATTTAGATTTTGTTACTACTTCAGACCCGCCGAGGTCTGAAGACTTCTTAATTGCTGTTTCGCCTTCTACGGCATCAACACGCTTCTGAACACCGTCAATAGTGCCCTTTATTTCTGTTACTGCTGCGCTTAGTGCGCTGTGCTTCTCTGCTAACTCTGAAATTCTAACATCGACATTCTTGCTGAATGCTTCAACAGATTCTTTGATCTGTGAAACTTGTGCAGCATTTGCCTCTGTAGCCTTTGAAAGTGTGTCCGAGAAAAAGCCCTTTAGGTCGCCCAACATTTTTGCAAAATCAGGTGTATCAACCTCTGCTGTGGCTGCTTCTTCAACGGAGTCGGCAGGAGCGTCTACTACTGCAGCTTCTGCTACAGGAGCATCTTCTACAATAGCTTCTACAACAGCTTCAACAGCTGGTGCTTCTTCTAGTACGTCTACAGATTTTTCAATTACTGTCTCATTTTGTACGTCTGACACTTCATTACCTCCTTCTACGTTTGCCTGTTTTGCTATTTGTGTATCAGGCAACGCTAATCTTGTCTTCTTGAATGAAGCAAGAATCTTATCTATTTCTTTTGACTTGTTTATATCTGATGACTCAACCCAGCCAATTAGAGTAGCTGGCTTTCCAGATATTGGTGAGTCAAATGTTTTTTCTGTTGATATAAATACAGAATCACTTTCTTCGCAATAAAAAATATTTTCAGCAACTACTTCTGTTGCTATTCCCTTATAGACCATCTTGCCACCAACTTTTTCAATAGAAAAAATGTTACATAGTTCATTTGCTGGTGAATCGACTATTGATAGCTCAACAAGATCATAGTCTTTAATAAATCTTACTTGCTCTCCAGTTGCCTTGTTAATCTCATTATCTGATTCGTTAATTTTTCCGCCAATTGAAAAACCAGAAAGAGTGCCATCAAGAACTTTTTCCCAAGTATCTTGTGCACCCTTTGAAATGTATGAAGTTACATAGACTCCATTATAAAATGTTTGTGATTTTTGATCGTAGTATGTCTCTGGCTTAAATCCAATAACCTTGCCTACTGCAATTGACTGATGCATCTCTCTAAGATTTCCACGGAAATTTTCAAATGCCTTCATACTTGCTTCTGCTGTAACAACGTCGCCTGTTTGGTCAACATTGTCTAATGTTGCAAATCCTGATACAGTTCTCTGTTCACGGTTTACTTTTGTAAAGGGTACTGAGAGATGGAGTTTTTCTCCATCACTAGACCAGTTAGACTTTTCGATAATCATATGCTTAATTTTATAGGTATATATATCAAAAGGCAAATAGCAGTTGAGTAAAGTTATTTGACTTTTGGACCGTCGCCTTTGGCATTTCTACCCTCCCCATTTTTATCTGGGGCAGTCTTGGCACGTTCTTGATCTCTAGTTTTATTGCCAGTAGATTTAGCTCTTTGGTCTGCTTCTTGCTGTGGCTTTAATTCTATGACTTCGTCTCCTCCGTCTAGTGGAATCATGCCCTTTCTAATTCTAACTTCATTAGGAGTCAAGACCTGCATACGTAGATAAATCTCATCAATTTGGCTCTGAGAAATTTCATCAGTTAGGCTTAGCTCATTAAATTTAATAACTAGAGCGTCTGTCTTTTCTTCAATAATTGCATTGATTTTCTTCTCAAGTCTCATCTGTGCTGGACGGCAAACCTGCTCTTTAAATGTCTTGTCTGCATCACGTGCCACCGCTAAATTGACTCCTGGTGGGGTACCAATTTTATTAATTGGTACACGGTGAGCCATAAGAATTTCATCTCTATTTGTTTCACGATATACATTAAATGAAGACTCTTGTGCGCCTGCTTCAATAGGCTCCATCTTAAATTCTGTTTTTGAGTCTGGTGTATCTGCTGGCAATGGGATGTAAAGTGATCTATGGTTTTTGCCTTTAAGCCCTACCTGGAAAAATTCAAGAAGCTTTCTTTCTGACTCTGGTGAAAGCTTTGCTCCCTTTACTGTAATAATATATCTTGGTACCGCTTTGTTTTCAAAGTAGTCAAGGTTATATCTTCCAGAAAATTCATTTCCAGTCAATGCCATTTGTGCTGCAATAATGTCTGGGATGCCGTAATAGTTATTCATTGGTGTGTACTTCTTTAAATGAATGATCTCGTTAGGTCTATCCTCTGCACCTGCTATTGGATTAGGAGTTTCTGTATCTCCAAAGTTTCTAAAGAATACCGCCTTGCCATATAGAAGCTGCATGAATCCATCACGCAGTCTACGTACACGCATAGTCTTTGATGGGATGTGCCCAATGTAACCAATGTTGCCAGCTGTAGTTCTTCCTATTTCAAGATAGCCATTTCCAGTTGCTTCAAGGTCTGTATAAACTTTAATTAGTGTTTCTGTAAAGGTATCTTCATCGTTAGTAGAGTCAAGCCAATCTTGTAGATCTTGCTTTAACTTGTTTATTTTTCTTCTTGCTCTTTCAAGCTGCTTATCGTCTGTAATTTCATCAATAGCATCATTGGTTTTTCTTGTCTCCATAAAATTGTAGCCAAGCCCAACAATGTTTGCAACCTTAGAATTAACTGCTGCATAGTTGTATGTTGATATTTCGTATACCTGTGATAAGTACTCTAAATTATATTGTGGCTGAATCAAGTCAAACATAGCATATCCGCTAATTGCTTGAGCCATTAAATTCTGTTGTGTGGCCGCCCCGTCTTGACCAGTAAACGATTTAGAGAAATCTCTGTTTACTTTTCTTTTAAAGTTAGTTCCAAGACCTCTTACTTTTTTTAAATCATCGATGCCTATTGCAAATGGATCAAAGTGCTCTTTTTCTTTTTTAAATGAAAACCAGTCAGCAGTATTTGATATGTTAATTGTTGAAGAGTTGTCGTCGCCATCTTCAATAAATTGTGCTGTCATTGTACTTTACCATTCCTTAAGGCACCATCTTTGTAGTTACCAATGTCTAGCGGATCTGGCACTAGGCCCCACTGAAGTCTCTGTGACTGATGCTCAAATTCTTCATCGTCAATTTTTCTACGCCCCGCTAAAAACTTGGGCTGCCCTACGTCAATACCATATGAACGCACTTCTCTAGCAAGTTGGTCCATCTTTGACTTGTTGCCCTTCATTGATGTAACAGAAAGGAAGTTGCCATCATCATCACCAATCCATCTACCGTCTGGCATTTCCCATACGTATATGCCAAGTCGTGTCTCTTCTACAATTGATGATCTTTGATTTAATATGTCCATAGTACTTAATTTTACCATTACTTAATGCCAAAGTCCAGATTTTGTCAAGACTTTGTACAAAACTATGAGTTCTGGAGAACCACCCAGTCATTATCATAGTACTCTACAGAACTTTCGGTCATTCCGATGCCAGAATCATAGACTACTGCAGTTGCTCTGCCTATATACAATGAATAATTATATAAACATTCAGATACATTAAACTGCTTCTCATACAGGGTTATATTTTGATACAGAGACTTTGGGCCAGAACCATTAAACTCTATATCTCCAGATACTGGTGTTCTTAGTACGACTAGAATATGATACATATTGCCAGGCTCAAAAACCGTTGATATATTTGAATCAAATATCTTACTTACTCCATTGACATAGAATCTCAAAATGTTACTTCCTATGCTTATTTGACCTGAGCTATTCCATGAAATTCCGTCAACAATGGATCCCGCAATTCTGGAGTTTGGGGTATAAAACATTTCTATCGTATTTATTTGGCTGGAGGTGTTGATGAAGAATCCTGAACCAGCCTCTACATTTACTCCGCTTCTTGAGTCTCTAGTCAAAATAGGATATCTTCTATTACCAATTCCAATATTGTTATCTCCTGGATATAGGTAGTCTTGAGAATTGTTTGAATACTCTTTATTGTCGGCATACATTTTAACTATGAGATACTCTAAAGATGGTATATATCTAGATGTATCTTCAGATGTAAATACTATTTTAATGTAAAGCTTTCTTGATTCACTAAAGTCTGTTGAGGTATATTTAGGTATCACTGAGTTGTTTTCACACGGCTCAAATGCTATTCCGTCTGTACTTGAAAATACTGTTATTCCATTATCTCCTGCCCATTCTATTTTTGAAGAAGTTGGAGAAAGAGAGGATGGAATATATATCATGTCTATTATTTCAACAACAGAATCTTCTGCAGTATCTGTTTTAGATATAGAAAGTGTTTTTTTAGATATGTTGTGATCAAGACCATCTACTAATATGTCTGACCAATCTTTATCTACTGGGTATCTAAAAACAAAATCTGTCATATAGTTGCTGTCGTTGATTTCAAAAGCTTTTCCATTTAATGGACCATATACATCTAAAGGCCTTGTTGATACTGCATTTAAATAATGATTTTTAATTTTAACATCTGTTAGTGCGTATCTGTATATTGCTAGGCCATTTACTAAAAAGTAGTTG